TCTTTTCTTCATACGCCTTTAGTATCTCCTGCGACAAAGACGCATAACGATCAGGGTCGTTTTTCATAAGTCTAATAATGTCTTGTCGTCTGTAAATTTTCTTTGGGGAAGCTTCGGAAGAACCCCTGGCAGAGCCTGTGCTAGCACTCTTAATTGCCTGTTTTCTGTCCTGCTTCTCTGCCACAGCAGTCTGAGTAACCGCTTCCTGACGTTCTTTGTACAAAGTAAAAAGCTCATCAGCAGCTTCATGGTTATACTCTTTGTCCGCTGAGACAAACAACTGAGTCCTAATATTGGAAGCTTTAATCCATTCAGCAAACTTTGGATCTTGGAGTATTTGCTCCATGTCCGGATGACGAGTCTTTAATTGATTTAAAGCCGTTGTCTTCCTGTATTCCTGATTAATGTTTTCAGCTTCTTTAATCTTAGGATGATTCTCTATTGCTTTCTGTACTGCCTTTTCAGGGTCAGTAAAAAAATCTACATCCTCTTCGACTGTTTGAGTCGGTGCTGTTTCCTTTGTGAGTTGTGTCTGTATGTAGTCGTCAACTACCTTGCGTAATTCACCCACTTCAGAACTTTGTCTGCCCAAAAGCTTTTCAGCTTCTTGGTGCATTTGGACAAGTTCCTGTGCAGATTTATTTTTGTACTTTTCAGGAAGTTCTTCAGCTTGTTCAGGTTGTGGTTGTTGTGGTTCCTCACTAACAACTGCCTGATCCAATGTAAGCTCTTCTTGTACAGGTTCTTGAGTAGTCTCTTCAACTGTTTCTTGACGCTCTTGATCTATAATTTTAGCCATTATTAAACTCCGTACCTTATAGTATTGTGGAGGGCTATGAACTCATTTTACGTTCATATTTGATGTGCGATTCTCTATTCTTAACCCAGCGGTCTGCTGCGTCAGGAAAATCCCCACTTATGCCTTCTAACTGGCTCCGTATGGGAGAGATTATTCGCTCTGCTTCCAACCCACAACTGCACCTAGTAGTGTGGGTGGATCTTGTTACTAGCTCTTCAAAGACATGCCCTTTTTTGCATCTGAAGTCATACAAAACAAATTTATTCATTTGTTTCTTCTGCTAAGGTTTCCTCTTCCTCTGAGGATTTTTCCTCTTCCTCCAATGCGTTTTTGTGTGCATTGTCCATTTGATTTTCTAGGTTGACTATGGTAGCTAATATAGCTAGCTGGCCCTTCCTAAAATGAAGGTTATCAGCGTCCGTAGTCTGTTCAACTGAATTAATATTTGTAATATTTTGTTGAAAATCCTTTAAAAGTTGTTTCCAACCTTCGCTTCGGAACATTTCAAAATAATTATCAAAATATACTTCTAAGTCTTTGTTCATTTTGGTATTTTACCTTATTGTTAAGAATACCTTGTTATTATATCACATTCTGTGTTAAATGTCAAGTTATTGGTTATGTTTTTTGTCTTTTTGTTGTTGTATTAAGTTATTAAGTTGTTTTTTAGTTAGTAAACTAGGTTGTTGTTTCATACATTAATCCCAAAATTTAGTATTATTAGGTAGCATGACAGGTAAACAATAAGCTGATATGTTATGTTGCCTTGGTCTGTTGTCTCTAAAAGTTACATTTCCGTGTTCTATTGCATGTGCAAATTGATTACAACGATAAATGTCCCTAAAATACCAACCTTCGTTTTCCAAAGTGTTATTATTTACAATAACAACTAACATAAAAGCTAATATTGTCATGTTAACATAGCAATAACTAAAGCAATTATGATAAAAGCTATAATTAACCCTATTCCTGATACGGAAGTCCAAATAAACAGGTCGTGTAGTAGCTGTTTTCTAGCTTTTTTCTTCTCAATTATGGCTTTTACACTAGCTTCATGCTGCTTACGTGACTCCTCCATAATCCTAAAGTATTCATCTACAAATTGTTGATGATCCCTGGATAAAACTGCCATGTTTCGGAGTTCTTCGTGGAAGCGATTAACTTGCTGTTTAGCCATTGATAGTTTTAAAGCCTCCTGTGGGGTCAAAGGCTGTACTAATGACTCACGTTTTTCTATTTCCAACCGTTGCATACCACTATTTATGGCTTGCATACGATCTAAAACGGAATTTATGTGTCCACCGGACTCCTTAACTTGGTTTATAAGCCCATTAACAGCACTCAGAGCGGCTGTAATTGCTGCAATGGACTCAAAGACCATTTAATTTTAACGTCCTCTGGGGCTTTTTTTACGCATACCAGAATTTTTATTCTGAGAACGCTTTGCTTTTTTAGCTGCTGCTTTACCTGCAACTGTATATGGATATTTCTTACCGTTAACCGTAGGCATAATTACTTCCTTCTTTTCTTAGCTGTTTTAGCTGATTGTTTAAACGCCTTAGAAGTAGGCGCACCTTTAGAGCCGGGTTTTCTCATGGTTTCCCCTGAACCCGCTTTAATTCTTTTGCGTTTAGCATGAATATTAGAATACAAACCTCTGGGCATTTAACATCTCCATCTTCTTCTAGCTGCTTTACCACGTTCTCCTGTCCACCCTTTAGACCTAGCACAAAAAGATTTACGTCTTTTAGCTGCTTTACTGCCTCTTTTAACTTTACCAGTTACGGCAGTTTTTAATTTAGATCCGGGGTTAGCTGCTCTGTGCGCTCTAACTCCTCTTGCAGTCATTCCTGCACCAGCTTCAGTTTTTCTAAAGTTACCACCCGGACCTGTTGTTTTTCTAATGGGTTTTTCTTTCTTTCGTTTTTTAAGCATTTGCTTTTTTCCTACCTGTACTTTTTACCTTACTACAGGAACAGTTGTTATTGAACTCCTCCAAGTCCTCCAACTTCTTGAAGATTTGGTCGAACTTGCTGTTGATCTGTTCCACTAGGTCTATTAATTCCTGTTTGCTGACTACCATTGCCTACTCCTTGTTGTGCTGTAGATGGTTGTTGTTGAAATTTAAGTTCCAGTTCTTTTTCTTTGAGCAAAGACTGAGCTATTCTCATTCTTCTCTCAAATTCTCTGTCGTCACCGTCGCCTTCCTTAATGTTGGTGGTTATGGCTTTAATCTTATCAATTTCAAGTTCTTGAGGAGCTAGTTGTGTTTCCATCATAGCTTTACTTGCTCTGGCCTGAGATTCCGCAGCTTGTCCTTGTAGGGCTGCTGTTTGTGATTCTTGGAAAGCCAACTGAGCTTGTTGTACAGCCATTTGCATTTGTTGTTCTTCCGGAGAAGGTTGTCCTTCCTGCATGGCTTGTTGTAGTTTAGCTTGTAGTTCCTCACGATTAGCCAAGTTCATGTTGTCAATAATTGACTGTATAAGCGTAGGATACAAAGGTGAATCCTGTGACATAGTTTGTAACAACTGGACTAGCTGTGTTACTTCGTACTCTCTGGCAATAATACCCAAAGAAGACGTAGCGTTAAACTTGTAGTCCGCTACAGGATAACTTTCAGGGTCAAACTGCATGTAACGACAAGCCGCTTTCTTTACAAAAGGTATTAGGAAGGACTGCTGGAAGTTAATCAAAGTACGTTTGTGCCGTTTAATTATTGCACCCAAGGACATACTAATTCCTGCGGCAGTAGCGTCACCATTGATTGACCCTTGTACACCAGCGGAGTCTATGGCTCCTGTGGAAGTCTGTACCATTCGTTGTAAAGCTTCAGCCTGTGAAAAAGTAATCTGACTAACTTGACCAAAGTTAAAGGGCTGTAGTACTGACTTAGGATCTCCATTGGTTAATATAATCTTTCCGGGTCTAACTTCCGGTCTGGAGCCTCTGGGAAGCCGTGTAGCGTCCATAGCCATCATGGGGTGTACAGTCAGGCTAAGAGCGTCAATTCTTGCTCTAAGCTCTGTGTCAAGGGCTTTCTGGCTGTTGTAACCTTTTTCACAAACTCCTCTGCCCCAGAATCTTGACGGTACTACGTCCCAAGGAAATGCTACTATGGGCCTGTCTCCCATCATGTATGGGTTTTCTTCCGCTTTTAGTAGTATGCCGTTGTTAGCTATAACTATCAATGCTTCCACGTAGTAGCTTTGGTCTTCTGTGTCTCTTGTTTCTTCTATGGCTACAGTTAGGTCTGAGTCTACGTCTTCTTCCTCTGGAGGATTATTTGCTGCTTCCAAAAGAACTCTAGGAACTAGGCCGTAGTACTTAGTTAACCTAACTTTGTCGTCGTCGTAGCTTGTTATGTCTTGGTCTGGTTCTATTTCAAAGTCTGAGGCTGCTTGACCCACGTAAACTTGTCTGTAGACTCCTTCCTCCTGTAGTTGTTCTACAAGATGCTTGGATACAAACTCATCCACAGCTACGCCCAAAGCGTCGTCTATGCTGGTTGCTATGGGGTCTATCAGGAAATTCTGTGGCATAACTGGACGTAATTTAACCATAGTCCTGTCTTTAATGTTAACACCTACAGCCTGTAAGTCTCCACCCATTACTGGCTGTGTAGCGGGAGCCATTTCCTTGACTTCCTCTAGGACTACTTCAGCAACGCCTGTACCGTAGACTGCTGAGTTAATCAGGCACTCACCTACTGCTTTTCTAATCTGTGCTTTGTCAAAGTCTTCATGTAGTTTGTTTCTAAGAAAGGAAATGTCCTGTCTTTCTCTGTCACCTATGTCGTCAGTAACGTCAAAAAATCTTCCTCTGCCAAAAGTAGCTTCCTCAATCTCAGCTACGCTGGATTCCACTGCCTGTTGTAGCGCAGGACTAATAATCCTAGATCGTTCGCTTTTACGCTCCATGTCTCCAGCGTTCCAGATACCTCTCCAGAGTCTGTAGTATTCGTCAAACTTCTGAGCGTAGTTAGCTTCGTAGTGGTCTCTCCAAGTCTCACACTTAGCCATAACCCAATCTTCTACGGATTGTTCGCTCATTAATGTTTTTTCTTCGTCCATGTATTCCATATTAATATCCTGCTACTATGTCTAGTATTTCTTCGTCCTCTATCTCAAAGTCGTAGTGGTACGCAACTTTAGCTAACTGATCCGTGTAGGCCAATGCGTCCACCAAGTCGTCGTGAGTCAAAGGGTCAGGAAACTGGAATAACTGATCCAGGAATCTACTGTTCCATTCACCTTTGTTTAAAGTAATGTAACCGTTTTCAAATCTACCTTGTAACGCCCACATTACCCTGTCAGTCTTCTTTTTGTTACCGTGGGTTAATTCCTCCACAGTAAAGAATCTTTGATTTCTTTTCATTAAGTCAGTCAAAGGGGACATAACTGCCTGTCTAGCTATGCCTTTTTCTATCCCTACTCTAATAGGCTCATAGTCCCTGACTACTTCAAATATCTTTCTTGCCGTTTCCGACAATTCCCATCTACCATGTATTATGTTTTCAACGAACCAACCGTTAGGGTTAACTTTGACAATAGCGATTGCAGTCTCGTCAAGGTTGGAATTCTTCGTTCTTTTCTTGTTAACTTCCTCAAAACCTGCCAAGTCAATGCTAACGTAGTAATCTCCTACCTCCTCGTCGTCTGGTTCTCCAAATTTAATCCAATCCTCTTTAAACATCTCACTACCTCTGGCCTCAAAGGAAGCCATAAATTCCTGACGGAAAGCGTAGCTTGACATGCTTTTTTTGGCTACGTCTATTTCCTCTGAGTCCAGTAGTGGATTAGAATAAGAAGTAAAGTGCCAAGTTTTGTAGGTTGGATCGTCCCCCAATTCTCCGTATTGATATAGGTCATAAAAGTGATTACGTCCCATAGGTGTTCCTATGAATAACGCATCACCCTTCTGGTCCGCTAAAGCTGGCCTTAGGATCTGCTCAAATACCTCAGGCTTCATGTCTGCGTATTCGTCTAGGACTAAGAACCTAAGACTAACACCACGCATGGTTTCAGGCCTGTCAGCTCCTTTTAGGGATATTGTAGCCCCATTAACTAGTTTTAGTTGTAGGTTGTTAATGTGACTACTGACTATCACTGGATTACCTAATTCCAGCAATGTTTGCCACATAATGTCTCTGGCCTGTCCTTGAGTGGGTGCTACGTAGAATACATGCCCTTTCTCAGTCTGTAAGGCTCTTAGGATTAACATCCAAGCTGCTAGCCTAGATTTACCAGTTCTTCTACCCGCAGCAACAATTTTGAACCTTGTTTCGTCGTTCCAGACTTCCTGCTGCCAAGGTAGTAACTCTATGTTTAATTCAGTCATTACCGTCCCAATTTAAATCAGTTAGCTTTGCCAAATATTCTTTGTAGCTGTTCTTTGATTTGTCGTTCTTGGGCGTTAAGTGTTCTTCCTTGGGCTTTGATTTTTTCAGCTTGTTTATTGATTTCAATTTTTGTAATGTCCATTAATAAGTCCAGATAACTGGTGTAGTATCCCTAATGTCTACATGGACAAAGCCCTTGGCTACTCCAATACCTCCAAAACCTATGTCTATGGCATTTTCTATAATTGATCTTCGTTGTGCACCGTCACTAACATAAATGTCAGCAGCTATGCCTCTACTGTGCGTCCCCGGCTGTTCTTTTTTAACCTCTTCAGGGTGGGAAGGATCTCTATAGCCACTTGTGATTACAAAAGGAAAACCACAGTTCTCCCTAAGAATGTCAAGCATTTCTATAAACTTATCTTCTATTTCATTGTTACCTGTATGAGAACAAGCAAATTCATCTTTAGTAAAATGTTTAAACTTCATTTTCCTGTATAACCTCCCCTTCAATAACATCCTTCTCTTGGGTTATGGTAGTCTCCGCGCCTCCTAAACTTGAGATTGTTATGGAAACTGCTGACCTTCCCCCGGTAGCTTCCTTTTCAAAGTAACTAACAGGTAACATCCTGTCCATAATTAATTTCCATGCTGCTGATTGATTTTTATGATCGTCGTCTAATGCAG